TAGCCGGAGCCGTAGCCGGAGCCGTAGCCGGAGCCGTAGCCGGAGCCGTAGCCGGAGCCGTCGCCGGAGCCGTCGCCTCGTGGCACTTCAAGGAACCGTTTGACGGCTTCCTTTACATCCGCCATTCTCTCACCGCCTTAATGTTCTCCACGGCCTTATCCGTGCAGGCGATGATCTCAATCACGCCGAGAACCGTACAGGACGGGACAGTTACCGTGAACTTGCAGTTCTGCGGGCACTTCACGCCCTCGGTCGCAAGCTGGCTCAAGCTCGCCGCGCCCTCCCAGTACCAGATACGCCGAGCGTCGGTCAACTTCGCTTCGCTGCCGTTGCGCTCCTCGATGTGGGCGAAGAATACGCCCGCGCGGTCGGTTCTTACGATGTACCACTGTTTTTCCATGTTCGTTTCCTCCTTATTCTTGCTTTACAGCTTTCTTGCTCTCCGCAGCCTTCTTCGCGCTTCCAAGCGCGATTCCGGCCATCAGACCGGCGATGGCCGCGTTGCTGCGGTTCTCCGGCATATCGCCCAGCATCTCGACAACCTTCTTGACCTGTTCTTCGCTCATGCTATCACCTCCAAACTATGTTACAATTTTTATTTTGTTGACCATGTGAACATTATACGCTTCTAAGTTACCTTTGTCAACATGTTTTTGCAAATTTATGTTGACTGTGTTGGAATTATTTTAGGAAACGAAATCTCTAGGAATACAAAAAACATGTTGACTGTGTTAGCATGTTGTGTTATAATGATTGCGTCAAAGAGAGGTGAAAACATGAAAGACAGGATTAAAGAAATCCGTAATTTATATGGAATGACGCAGGCCGAATTTTCTGAAAAGTTAGGCGTTTCAAGGAATTATACGAGCCTTCTTGAATCCGGCGACCGCGTTCCTTCCGAACAGCTCGTTAAGTCGATTTGCCGTGAGTTTAACATCCGCTATGATTGGCTGGTGAACGGCGAAGAACCGATGATGATTCCGCAAGACAAGTATGATGAGCTGATTCAGACGATTCTTCATAATAAGTCGGAGTTCATGCGGTCGGCGGTCATGACCATCTCCCGCATCCCCGGCGGTTGGGAAGCACTTGAACAGGTCGTAACACAGGTTTATGAGGATTGGCAGAAAGAGCTGAAAGCCCAAAACGAAAAAAAGCCGGACGAATAACGCAAAGCGCAATCGCGGGCATAAAAATCCCCGGCCGCTTTTGCGAACCGGGGATTTCCCTGTTATGACACCTTTGGCGCGTCGATGTACGCGCGTTCGAGCATTGCCCAGACGCGAAGCAACGTCGGGCGGTCTACCTTGGTGATGAGCTTACCGCAGATTTCTTGAATCCGATCAGTCGGGACATCCGGCGGCGGTTTTGCCCCGTCTGTGGCGTGCTCTCTCGATGGCTCGGGATGTTACAGGGTCTTCGAGTTTGCTTCATGGTACGTCCCTCCTTCTATGTATATTGTATCACTACTTTAGTTGCATATCTCTGATTCGACAAACAAAGTGCAGATGTGTATGAATCTGTATACGTTTTTGTCTGCATTCGACAAATTTTGAAGGGGTAATGCCCTATTATAGCGGTCATTGTTATAGCGGTTGTATTTAGCTCTATATTTCTCATTGCAGACCTGATTATAGGCGCAGGCAAGAAAGAGATTGTCTATGACAATGATACACAATTTCTAGAGCAGGTACGCCAAATGCCGGGGCTGGAATTTGAACAACTTTCAGCCGAGCTTCTGCGGAAAAACAATTTCTTCTCCGTTGAAGTAACGCAGGGAAGCGGCGACTTTGGCGCGGATATAACAGCGCATAAAGACGGGCACTCCTACGTCATACAATGCAAGAAATATTCAAACAAAGTCGGTCTTAAAGCTGTTCAGGAGGTGTATGCGTCAAAGATTCACTACAAGGCCGACAAGGCTGTTGTTTTGACAAATTCTTTCTTTACTCCCGCGGCAAAAGAACTTGCCAAAGAAACAGAAGTGGAATTATGGGATAGAACAGCCCTCCTTGAATTGGCTAATCATACAGGAAGGTTTTCCTATTGTGAGGATAACGTAGCCGCACAAAATCATAAATTCTGTAATAGTTGCCTTTTTAACTCGATGTTAATCGGAACACTTGCTTTCCTGATCATCGGCGGCATAGCCGCTGGATTAAATGAGCAGTCAAGCAAAGCCAAGAAAAGCGAAAATCGCACAACGCCAACCCTGGCTTCAACATCTGCCGTTTTAAAAAGCAAAGCTCCCATCCTCCCAACACCTTATTATTTAATCGGGAAAGTCAAGAATGGAGTAAATATCCGTTCTGAACCATCGAAGGACAGTAAACGGCTTGGTTACGCCGGAGATGGCGATGAATTGTTGATTATCAAAGCCTTTTATACAGAAAGATGGCATCAGATTTTGTATGAAAACAAAATCTGCTATGTTTCGGCAAACTATATAGATATTGAAAATCCTGAAACATATCAAAAAAAGAAGAATTGAAACAATGAAGGAAGGTGAATACATTTGAGCGGACACAACTTAGCGCCGTATCTGGCGGCGGCTGTCGCTCATAACCCACGCGCGATGCAGCGGCTTGAAAAATTTGTCGGCACTCAGCGCGGACACATGCTTGTTTTGGCAAAAAATGGCGGTTATGCTGACCATCGGGCTATCACGATGGGTCGCGCGGAACACGCCATTTCTGCGCGGCTGTTTCTTGGATTTCTAGAGACGCTTTCCGATGAAAACCCAAAAGACGAACAGAAGTTGTTCCAGATTTTCCGTAACGGATGGCCGAGGGCAATAAGCGAAGCAGAGATGAAAGAGAATCCTTCTATCGCTTTCGTCGCCCGAAGCAGCGCGGAACGAAACGCGGATGACCTGTCCATCATGTTTGAACTGGTTGTTTTTCAAACGGCTTGTTCGCTGCTTGGAAAAAGGCTGATTGCGCCAG